CTAGATCATAATATCGCAGAGGGGCCTTTCAGAGATATAGCTCAGCAAACAATGACAATGTCTTATGTAGACCTCAAAAGGAAATTCCTGGAGCTGTCTAAAGGACGCAACCTTTCCATCAATCCATACTGGACGGTCAACCTGGAAATTGATCTGACCTCTTGGAACGTTTACATGAGGAAAGAAGCCGTCAACCCTATTTGTTATGACTTAGACGATCTGTTTGGGCTGGAAGATACGTACACATTCGTTCATGAATTCTTTAATAAGTCTCTCAGATGCCTGAGACACCCGTCGTATCCACCCTCAATGCCAGTCGACATCTCCAATGATCCAGTTCCTTCTGAGATTGCATACGGGGGGGTTGAAGGATTGGATGCTCACCAGGGCGGAGAGGAAGGTTTGTTCCAGAAAGGTTGGACAGCATTCACCATTGCAATGCTTATGACTAGCCTCACACAGTTTGGAGTAGATTTCGAGCTGATAGGCCAAGCAGACAATCAGGTTGTGGTTGTCCGACTCCCAAAGAGGGATTATCCAACCAAAAGAGAAATATCAGAGTTCTGTCGCGGCTTTCTCCAATCCTTGGAGGAGAAGTGCTCTGATGTTGGACATATTGTCAAACCTGATGAGTGCATCTTGGCCACATGCGGTTTTTCTTACGGGAAGGAACTGATTGTTGATGGTGCAACAATACCGTCCACTCTTAAAGCTATCTCACGGGCATTTCCTTCTCGGACGATGGATGCTCCCACAACAACGGCGAGTATTGCAGGAATCTGGTCAGACTGCCTTGCAGCAACTGAAAAGACTGATCTACCGAGTGCTACATACTTTATAGGGAGTCTCATCACAGCACTGTCACTAAGAAGAGAGTTTTCTTATTCCCAACTACATGGAAAGGCTGTTGGTGAGGCATTTCTCTGGGGAATGATGGACAGTCCTATGAGACATGACCTAATTCACTCACTGATTTGGTTGCCTGCCAATCTGGGAGGGATCGTTCCCTATAACATCTACAACTTCTGCTATAAGGGCAGTGCTGATCCGTTGATCCAGTCAGTAGCAGCTATAGCAGCAGGGAGGAAACCTACTACATCAAGGCGTGTCTTAAGATGGCTTGAGCTCAAGACTGGGTTTCATCCAAATCCGAGTATTGCCCATTTGTTGGAGGAACCATTCTCTCTTCCCTTGCGCAGAGCCCGAGACCCCGCCATGGTGATTAAGCACCAGGTGGTAGAAAAGTTACACGACCTCACTCTTAACAGGACTGTTCGCGAAGTCCTTGATCTTTCAGGAGTCGAAGGGAAACAGGCCTTTGTAGATTGGATCCAATCATTAAGGCCGTTCCATCCCAAGGTCTATCATGATCTCTATGATGCATCGCCATATGTGGAAGTCGAAAAATTTGCTAGTCGTTTCACCAACACACGAACGCTAGTTCAACGTTCTAGTTCAGGTGGGATATCAACAAGTGATATGATCATTAGTGCAGACTTCAATTACTGGTATGATCTTGCGGAGAGAATGAGGTCCATCTACAAGACAGAGCCAACCGAT